TATTTGGATCGAGTAGAAAGAAACCGTAAGAAAATAACGCGTATTCAGGTATGGGACCGCGAGCGGGTATATTTCTTTTTAATGACCGACAAGGGAAAAATAATAAAAGACGAATCCGAGAAGCTTAATCCAAAGCCCCATGCCGTGTATGAGCACGGTAAGAAAATTTATTACAAAGGCTTCGGATTTATACCTTTTTTTCGTTTGGATAACAATAAAAAGCAATTTTCTTGTTTAAGTCCCATCAAAGACCTTATTGACGACTATGATCTTATGGCGTCAAGCCTGTCAAATAATCTCATCGATTTTGATACTCCGATTCACGTCGTTAAAGGTTTGGAAGGCGACAGTATGGATGAGCTTATACAAAACCTGAAAACTAAAAAGGTTTTAGGACTGGAGGCCGAAGCAAATTCGGGGGTGGATATAAAAACCGTTGATATTCCTTATCAGGCAAGACTTACAAAGCTTGAGCTTGACGAAAAAAATATTTATCGATTTGGAATGGGGCTTAATACTTCCGGTCTCAAGGACACTAACGCAACTACAAATATAGCCATTAAGGCGGCGTACTCGCTCCTTGACTTAAAATGCTCGAAGCTGGAAATACGATTAATGCAATTTTTAAGAAAGCTTATTAAACCCGTTTTAAGCGAAATAAACGAACGAAATAAGACTGATTATCAGATGAAGGATATTTATTTTGATTTCAAGCACGAGGTCATGAGCAACGCGCAGGAAAACGCTCAAATTGCCTTGACAGAAGCGCAGGCTAAGCAAACGGAAATTAATACTCTGCTGAATCTGGCCTCTAATCTTGATAACGAAACGCTAATGCAGAACATCTGCGGTGTTCTCGATATTGATTATGAGGAAATAAAAGATAAACTTGTTAACCCACTTGAATTTGAGGAAGACGTTAATAATGCTACCAATAATCTTGACGATGCAGTTGATGACAGATGAATAAGTATGAAAAAGAAGTTATGAAATACTCTCTCGAACGGGAGAAAGAGGTTATATCGGAGCTTAAGGAAATCTATCGCGGGGCTCTTGATGAAATCGGCGATAAAATAAGAGCTATGATGTCAGATGAGCTTACCCGATCAAAAATTTACCGTATCGAATATCAAAGAGCTCTTAAGGGGCAGATTTCAGCAATTCTTGACGTACTTAATTCCAACCAATATGACAGCATACAAGAATACCTTAAGTCATGCTATGAGGACGGCTTTATAGGTACGCTGTACAGCTTAAATGGATATGGATTACCGCTTATATTTCCGATAGAACAGGAACAGGTTGTTAATGCTTTAATGACGGACAGTAAAATTTCAGAGGGCATGTATAAAAAGTTAGGTCATAATGTATCGGAATTAAAAAAATCCATATCCCAGGAAATTTCAAGAGGTTTATCGACTTCTATGTCTTATTTTGATATTGCCCGTAATCTTCAAAGCAGGTCAAATGCCACAATAAATCAGTCTATGAACATTGTACAGACTGAGGGGCACAGGATTCAAAGCGTTGCCGCTCTTGCCTCAGGAAAAAAGGCCGCGGCAAAGGGAGCGAGTCTCATAAAAACGTGGGACAGTACTCTTGATAAAAAGACAAGACCGAGCCACAGAAAGCTTGACGGCCAGGTCAGAGAGCTTGACGAGGATTTTGAAGTAGACGGTATGAAAGCGGATTCTCCCGGACATTTCGGTAAGCCGTCAGAGGATTGCAGGTGCAGATGCATTGTGCTGATAAAGCCGAGGTGGAATGTTGACGGCAGATTCACTAAACGGGATAACGAAACGAAAGAACTGCTTGAATTTAAGAATGTCAAAAATTACGATGAGTTTAAGAAAAAGTATTGGGACTTGGTTGACAATTCTGCGGGAATAAATTATAATAATATCAGAGGTGAGGAAGTGGCACTTGAAAATCAGCGTTATGGACGAAATAAAAAAACCCTTGTGAATAAAACATATATTGAAAGCGGAGAATATAAACGTAAGTTTGATAATGCTACAGATGACCCGTTGGTTAACAAAGCTTTATATGATTGTGCCAAAACTGCTTTAAAGCATAGGAGTGGAACTGTTTACGAAGATATGTACTGGATCGATTCCACATCTGGGAAAATTGTAACAGATGAAATTACGGGAAAATTTGAAAGAAGAGTAAAATATTCATCAAAAACTAAAAATATAGTTAGTGCTTATGAGAAAGGAAAATTAATAGCTATTCATACTCACCCAAGCAGTATGCCGCCGAGTGCAGGAGATTTTAACGCGTGTTACAGACATGGTTACAAATGTGGTTTTATTGCATGCCATGACGGAAAAATTTTCTGTTATACAGCAACGGAAGAGATAAATGTAAAGCTATATAATTTGTACATAGAAAATTATGTGAAAAAACATATTTCAGAATTTGAAGCGCAAATTTTAGCATTAAATGATCTTAAACGAAATTGTAACATTGACTTTTGGGAGGTGAACTAAAATGAAAGAAGATTTTTTAGATGACAGAGTTATTATTCCTGATGATATAAAAAAAATGACGGTAGAAGAATTAGAAGCAGCCATTAAGGAACTTGAACAGGAATTAAAAGAAAAGAAAAAAACAGCATGAAATTAAACCGCCCCTAAAAAAGGCGGTTTTGTTATGCCCAAAGCGGAAGGAGGTGGTTTAATGACATGTCCGTATATAGTACAAATGCAGCGCATAGTGCAAGAAATATATGAGTATGACGATGAAGACAGAAACAAAGTGACAACGGTTGTTGAAAATAACAAAGCTACGCCTAATGAATGTCTGAAAGATGATTGTGGAGCGTGGAAAAATGGTCATTGTTGTTATAATTCGAACGTTTAATAAAACCAAATAATTTTAGCGTATGCCTAAAGGTATGCGCTATTTTTATGCCCAAAAATAAAATAACTGAAAGGATTATTACTATGTTAGTAGAAGTATCGAAAATCAACAAGCAGGAAGTAACTGTTGTAAGCAGTCTTGATGTAGCGGAGACGTTTGAGAAACGTCATGCCGACGTACTTAGGGATATAGAAAATTTAGGGTGTTCAACGGAATTCAGAGAGCGCAATTTTGCGTTTTCAGAATACAAAGTTGAGGGCAATAATAAAAAATATCCTATGTATTATATTACCCGCGACGGCTTCACCCTTTTGGCAATGGGTTACACCGGCGAAAAGGCTATGAAGTTCAAGGAAGCTTACATAAAACAGTTTAACGTTATGGAGAAAACGCTCCAGGGCAAGCTTATAGAACGAGAAAAGGGGATCGCAGTCAGGCAGTCGCTCACGAAAGCCTTGCAGCAGTCTACTGAAAACGAAAGAATGCACGGTCATGCGTATTCGACATATACAAACTGCATTTACAAGGTTTTGTTCGGCATGAACGCCAATAAGCTGAGAGAGCATTACGGTATTCCCAAAAAAGATAATCTCCGCGATTGTTTTACAGCGGAACAGCTCAGAGATATAGAAAGCATGGAAATGCTCGTGTCGTCTTTGATTAATTGCGGCTGGGGTTACGACCGGATAAAAAGCTTCATAGAAGTAACGAATGTTAAGAAAATAGCTTGTTAAGCGTTTCGGCAATAGCCTGAGCGTTATTTTTATACCTATTTGGGGGTGATAGCATATGAAACGCAAGCTTATAGGCAGACAGTGAAAGGAGGTGAAAGAGTGGATATGCAGGAAAAAGCAAAACAGATTGTTGTTGATTACTTAAACAATTACGCTAACAAAACAGACAATAAGCAGATAAGCATTGACGATGTTTTCGTTGTGTGGTTTTCAAAAACCTTGCAGAACTGGAAAGCTCTTGTAAGTACTACTGTAGCAGACGGAATGTATTATGAGATTACACACAACGGGAATAAAGATGAAACATATGTTGATGCGTATAAAAAATGGGAAAACTATACACTAACTGAATAATCAATAAAGAACCACTGCAGTGATATTTTTTATACCTGTTTGTGGGAGGCGATCCGCATATCTCGTCCGAAGCGTACGTCAACGCTCCGCGCCCCGAGCACGGCATAAAACTGCTTAAATATTTTTTGGAGGTGTTAAAATGCATGTAATCAAGAAGGCAAGGAGCATAACAGACGCGGAAATACAGTTTATTTCGCTTGTTGATAAAGCGGCTAATAAAAAGTCGTTCCTTATAACAAAGGAAAACGACGGACGCGCGTCCTTTTCGGCGTATGGAAAAATCATCAAAACGGATGAGGAAAACCATTATGTAACGGGAATCGTATACGAGCCTATGGTAGAGGATTCCCAGGGGGATTTTATGACCGAGGAGGAAATTCAGAAAGCGGCCGTGTGGTTTGCAAAAAACGGAAGCGGTATTGATCTGCAACATAATTTTGAAAAATTTGAAAACGCCGTTGTAGTCGAAAGCATGGTCGCTAAATCCGATTCAGCTATCGGTAATGAAAAGATAAAAAAAGGAACATGGCTTATGACAGTCGAAATATCCGATTCTGATGTTTGGTCATCCATAGAAAAGGGAGAAATCACAGGCTTTTCAATGGGCGGAAAGGGAGTGTATAGAGAGGAGGAAACGGAGCCGGAGAGCATAAGTAAATCAGAAGGTAGTAGTCTTATAAAAAAGCTGGCGAAGATGTTCGGCTTTGAGGTAGTAGAGAAGGGCGAAGTTGCAGAAAAATTCAAGCAAAGAGACGTATCAGAAGCATTCTGGGCTGCTTTTTATAGTTTGCAGGAAACGTTGTTTAAGCGCGATGTAGCGACTGGAGAAATCAGAATTGAAACGGATTCTGATAAAATCAAGGAAAGCCTTGCAGATTTTGCCGAGATTGTAAAAGATATTCTTGAAAGCAATTCTGAAATAACAAAATCTGATATATTAAACGGCAATAATATTGAAAAACTCAAAAATATATACAAGAACACTTGCGGCCTGCTTATAAAAGCGGGGGAAATGGAGGAAAGTATGACAAAAGCAGAGGTAGAGGCTCTTATAAAGGAAGCTGTTAATAAGGCTAACAGCGGAAATAACAGCGATGGCGTTGACGATGAGACAAAGAAGTTTATTATTGAAACGGTAAAAAAATTGATTTCAGAACAAAAGAAAGAGGAACCCGTAACAAAAGAAGAAGTAACGGAAATGCTGGCAAAGGCTGTGGAGCCTATATATAAAGCGAGGGGCATTGCTACAAATCTAAATAACGAGCCGGCTCCAGTTGAAAAGGAAGACGATGTATTTTCAGGAATGTTTGT